AAGGTTTAATAATATTGTCTGGATTAGGGACTAAGTCGGACATAAAACAAAAACGGTGTGAGGCGTTGCCATTAGGTGAGTCGATGAAACCCGAAGCTCCGTACCCTTTAGGGTCGGAGTAGTTCACAGTGGTGAAAATATTATAAATTGTAAAAAAAATGAATCAGATATATTTGTACCATATTTTATTAATCCAGAAGTATTCAATGAATATAATACTGAATATAATAAAATTAATAATGAAGATATTGAAGATTTAAAAATTTATAAAATTACAGAAGAAGAAGTTGTTAGTGCTGAAAAAAATAATAAAATTACTAGTGAAGATTTACTAGTTTTACATCAAGTAGGTTACTATACATTCGATTAATTTATTTTAATAATATTTTATAAAAAATAACCATCTATAATAGGTGGTTATTTTTATTTTAAAGCTATTTAATTGAAATGTTATGATTTATGTCAGTAGATAAAAGAGTTGGTAGTGATAATATAACTTGGTCACAAATTGATAAATATATTTATTTAGGTACTATATTAATTGGTGTTTTTATGTATATATCAAGTATAAAAACCGATGTCGAAGTAATGAAAAATGACATAAATAATATGAAAGATATGATTAAGGAATTACATAACCAACATATTAAAGAAAATGGACCAATAGGGTTTTATTATGATGTAAATAATGATTTAAAGAAAAATTGTTTTATAAGTAGTGTTAGTAAGTTTACAAAGATACCGCCAATAAAAAATAAAGATAAAAAGGTTGAATCAAGATTTTTATGGATAGATAATAGAAAAAAATTAATTGACGGAACAGATTATTATGATTTTTTTAATGACAAAAAACCGTTACAAAGTTAATTGCAACGGTTTTAAAGTAAAAAAGGTTACATTATATATTTAATTTATTCAATTAAACTTAATTTATCTATAATAGTTGTATTTTTTTCAAATGAATCAATACTTTCTTCACTATTAATTTTTTTAAATGCAGAATCATCGATTTTAATATTATTATCTTCTTTAATAACTAAATCTTCATTAAAATTAGCATGATGTGAATCATCAATTTTAATATCTAATGTATCATTATTAAATAAAATATCTTCCCAAACCCATCCTGCTCTTGCAAAACGACATTTATTAATAACAATATTAATTTGGTTATTATTTAATTGATTAATATCTCTACCAAGTGAAATAACCATATGTGCTTTTTTCAATCTTTCAACTGAACCACCACAATGATTCATATCTAATAATCTAACATTATTAGCTTCTTTTTTTGCTTGAATAGCAGCATACATAGCAATATCAAGTTCTTCACATAAAGATTCTACTTTCTTAACAACTTGTTCTTGTCCAAACCACTTGTCATTACCTCTATCATCAGGTTCAAGACAATCAATATAGTCAAGTACAACTAAATCAATTTTACCTCGCTTATCTTCTTCTTTTTTAATGAATTTCTTTAATTTTGTTGGTGTTGTATCATCAGATAATCTAACAATTTTAAGTTTACCAACAACAGGACTTTTCTTTAAGTCTTCAATTCTGCTTTTAGCTTTTTCTTTTTGTTTAGATAATTGTGAAGATGGAATACCAAGCACCTTTGCATAAATTTTTCTTCTAATATCGTTTTCTTTACCCTCTAATATGATATGTAAAACATTTTTACCTAACATATAATTATTTGCAGCAATTAAAGACAACATAGTTGATTTACCAATACCTGGCGATGCAAGTATTAATGCAAACTCACCTCTATCAATACCACCGTTAACCTTATTATCAATTTCCTTTATACCAGTACCAATTGGTCTTCTTGAATCTTCTGATAATACCTCATCAATCGATTCAAAAATATCTTTACCATGTCTTTGTGGTTGTCCAATATCAATAATAGCTTTATACCTTTCAGATAATGCAATAATAGTAGACTCATCAACAATTCCTTTTTCTAACTTTTCTGTTGATTCTCTATTCGCTTTTAAGAACTCTTGTTGTTTAACAAATGTTAATGCTTGTTCTTTAACAAACTTTCTATCTTCATTAATTTCACCTGACTTATACTTAACACCAAGATTTCTAATACTAATTAATCTTGCTTCAATTTCTTTTTTCTCAATATCATTTGAAATCTCTGTTTCCGTTAGAGTATAGATATTATCTATATTTGGTATATTATTGTATTTCTTATAATAATCTTTTATTAAAACCATTATTCTCCTCATATCCATTGTTTCAAAATATGATGGTTCTAAATAACGTATAATTTCTTCAAAGAAGATATTTTTTGTATTTTCATTAATATTATTAGGTAATAATAATTCATAAACTAATTTTGTTTGATAGTTTAATCCTAATTTACCCATATGTTGTTTCACTATTTCATTCTCAATAGACATCTTTTTATTTTTATTTTAGGTGGAATTTTTAACTTTAATTTAAATCTTGGACAGTATTATACTGTCCAAGATTCACTAATATATTACTATATAATTGGTTCTGCTGTCATTTTTTCCTTCTGTTCAGCATTGAATTGTCTGATTGTATCAATATCAAAACCATGACGATTTCTAATATTATATTCACCCCACATAAAATCAGAATCTTTTTGTTTTATATGTGCTTCAATATATTGAACAATATCATCAAAATAATTTGTTAAATCCGATGAAAATCTAGCATTAGGATTATAATTCTTAATACAAAAATTTCTCTCAATAACATAATTATCATTATAATATAAAATGTATTTAAAATTTTCATCAGTATTTAAATAATATCCATTTGTATTATTTAAACTTTCTTGCTGAGAAGTTAAAGGAACTCTAACACTCTTGTCTTCACTATTTGTTAAACCAAAAAATTTAACACCATCTTTATAAGTTTTTAAATACTTATCAATAGTTAAATTACTATCCTTACTAGAAAGTATGTCTCTAAACCCTTTTATCATGTCATTAGCAACATCTTTTAAATTTAAAGTCCTAGACTTCACATTATAGACATCTGCTCTAAAAACCCTCTCTAATATAGGATTATCGTTTAAGTATAAACCAAATTTATATTGGTCTTTTACAAAAGAATTAATTTGTTCACTCATTTTTTAATTTTTAATGGTTGTTAATTTAATAATATACAATACTAATTATAATATTTCAATATTCCTAATAATATTTATAATTTTATTTATTGTTTTTAAGATATTCTTTTTCTTTTAATATTACTGGATAAAATGGTAAACAAAAATCATTTATATTACCATTCCAAACTTTCATAAAACCATCTTCTTTCATTAATCTTAATAAGTTTTTACTACCCCTATCTGAATCATCTAATTCTATTGTAGCAATATTCTCTAACTCATATTTTGCTTCCTTAGTAAGCATTGGTTCTTTAAGATTTATTATTTCATAATTTATACTATAAAAATCTCTACCTAATTTTTTACCATCAATACCTCTACCATCTATAATTGCATCAAGAACAAGTAAAGGTTTAAGTTTTTTATTTAAACTTCTTTCCTCTTTGATTAACTTTGCATTTTCAATAACTTCATCAATAAACATTTCTTCATTAATCGCCTTTGGAAATAATTTTAAAAAGGTTTTTTCCTGCAAACCACTTATACTAAAAATATTATCTGAAATATCACCGCAGAATGTTTTAATCAAAGCAATATTTTTATAATGATGATTGAAATGAAGGAAATAATTATCTTTTGTTATAACTATTTTTTTATTTGCTAAATATAATTTAACAGTATCATATTGGATTAACTGACATAAATCTCTATCATTAGTAAATATAGTAATATTTTCAGTTGTATGATATAACTTACAATAATAAGCAATTAAATCATCGGCTTCAATAAATTCAACACTCAATTGGCGAATAAATAATTCTTCTAAATATTGTTGGATTCTTATCTTAGTCTTTAAAAGAGATTCTTTTGATTCTTGTTCTCTCTTCATTTCACCCTCAGATAAATTAATTTTATTGTACCATGATTTATTTTTTCTGTTAGCCTTATAGTTTTTACAAATGTTATATCTCATTTTTCCACCATTATCACCATCCCAACATACTAATATTTTATTAATTTTTAATTCCTTAGTAAGTGTTCTTAATGTAAGAAAGAAATTAAATAATCCACTAATATTACCAAATTCATGTGTATAATAGTTTGATTTAACCAAAAATGAACGTTTTAATAAGTAATGTCCATCAACTAATAATGTGTTATTCATTTTTTAATGTATTAAATATAATAATATTGCTAATATATTCATTGTTGCAAAAAATAAATCAAAACTTTCTTTTGTTTTAAAATATAATCCTACATGATATAACCCAAAAGTTATATTTAATGTTAATGTTATTATCCTAATTATTTCCATTTTAAATGTTTTTTAAGTAAATTTTTTAGTTTCTTTAAACTTTTTGTTATTGTTAAATCGCTATCAACACAATTAAAACAATAACCTAATCTTGGATTAATTATATTTCCACAAGTTTTACATTTTATCTTAGAACCCATCCTTTTTTAATTAAGAATTTTAATCTATCAAAATTAGTTTCTGTTGGTTTTTCCGTTCCATCAAAACCTTTATCATACATATCTAATCCAGTTGTAATAATTGATTCAGCGTCTGCACAATTAAAACAATAACCACCTCTTGTATCACTAATACTACCACAACATTTACATTTCATGATTTATAATTTTTATTAAAATATTTATTGTAAATAACTACACCTAATATAAGTGTTATTATTAACCCCACTAACAAATATAATGGTAAAAATACATAAAACCAAGAAAAATATGTGTTTATTATAAGTTTATAGTAAATTAATATTAGTGTTAGTTGACCAAAGAAGAACGGAATATAGAATTGTAATTTCATGAGGGTATGTATTTAGATTTAAACTTAGTTTCATATCTTTCAGTAAATTTTATATCACCAGAATTATATAATGATAATATTTCTTCGCTACTTAATTTTTCAGGTGTTATAATTTCAAATGTATAATTATTTTCTTTACAATATTTTTTTACACCTTCTATCTTATTTAATACTTTTGGGGAGTTAATTAAAGTTGAAGGTTTTATTTCAATAATTTTATTACCATTAATAACAAAATCAGGAAAATAATTTCTTTTTATACCTTCATAATCTACATAAGGTATTTTATATTTTTTTAATTCACCATTTTCCCATGAAAGATTTTCTTTTACGATAACATTAACCATGTAAGATAATTCAAATAAACTTCTAAAAAACCAACCATTTGGAATATAGTGACCACTCCAACCGTTTCCTGAACCTTGTGGTGATGGTTTTCCAAACATTGGATTATTTTCGCCAGATGAATTATTTTTTTGAGTATTAATCCATTCTTCGTATTTAGTTGTACCAGACTCTACTCCGAATTTTTCAATCCATGTTTCTTTAAAACCACCAGTTCTACCGTAATTAGGGTTATTTTCACCAGAAAATAGTGAACTTAATCTTTCTTTATTCTCATTTGATTTTAAATAATCAATATATTTTTGTTTCTTTTCACTAGGATTAGACCAGCTTTCTTTCATTTGTTTTTTTATCTCATCAGTATGTGTTTTACCAAAAAATGGATTATTTTCACCTTTAAATTTATTGCTATTATATAATTTTTTACATTCAATACATGGAAAATTTTTACAATTATTAATACAAATTACACCTGCTTTTTCATATTTTTTTATTTCAAATTCTTTAATATAATTTTTTAAAGTAGTGTAGTTTCTAAGATTTTTAATTATTATATCAATTTCTTCATCATTATATCTTTTATTTTTATATCTTTTTGTTTTTAAAATTGTAATTATATTTTTTTCTTCTCTAATACAATTGATACAAATATCTTTGGATTTATTTGAAATTATTATTTCATTACATTTTGTGCAGTTTTTCATATTTAATATATAAAAACCCCCAATTAAGGGGGTTTGTTTATTTAATCTTCAACTTCATCTTTTGAAATAATTTCAGTTGTTTTTATTTCAACATCAGCATCTTCTGGAACACCTAATTTAGATAATAAAAATATTTTATTTTCTTTTTTATATTCCTCAACGCTATCAACTGAAATAAATTTATGTACAGTACTAATTATTTTATTTTCAGTGCTTACACCAGTAATATGATTTTTAATACATTTAGCTTTTACTTCAATACCATATTGGTAACTATATTTTACACCTTTATATGTACATTCGGCATAAAGTTTTTTTGTACCATGTGTTAATTGTCCACCAAGCAAAAAAATTGCTCTTGCACTATAAAAAAAACTTTCACCACCCTTCATCTTAATACCACTGCCATTCATATTATCTAGCCAGATTTTATTCACAACTAGCACAGTATTAGTGTGTTGTCTATTCATTTTTCTAGATGCTGGTATTCTATAATTTAACATTGATTTAAATTGTGCTTCATAAGCAGCAGCAGCAAACATGTTATTTCTAGAACCTAATGCACTTTTTTCATCAGCAAGAACACCGATAGAATCTAATGCAAATAATAATGGATAATCTAAATTACCATCTTCTTGTTCATCAAGTAAATGATTCATACAAGCAGCTAAACCTTCAATTGTTGGTTCTTTTAATTTATTATTACGTTTTTTATCATAATTATCTAATATATATTGTGAATTTATATATAAAAAAAATCCATCATAACCATTTATTTCACCAGTTTCTTCATCACAAATTTCTTCAAATTCCATACCCATTAATTTTGCACGTTCAAATGAAAAATTATTTTCAAGGTCAATAATTACAGGTAGTATACCTTTTTTTTGTGAACCAACAATTGCTTCCATCACTAATGTTGATTTTCCAACACTTGAAAACCCTGCTACAATAGAAACATAACCGATAGCTATCCCTAATCCTGTTGCTTCTTCAAATGCTGGTGAAACTCTAATATAATCTAATGATTTATCTTTAACTTCATCATTTAAATTATTTTTTTGTTTAAAATCATTCAAACTAAATGTTTTTTTAGCCATTGGTGCTTTTCTTGTTGGAACATTCTTATCTTCCACTGAATTTTCGATATTACTATCTACTGATTCTTTTATTACTGGTTTTTTCATTTTTATTTTTTTATTTAAAAGGTTTATTTTTTATTATATTCCATATTCCGATATGGAATATTCTTAAAACTATAAAGTCACCAAAACAATATAATCTTACAGGATTAAAAGTTAAGGTGACTTATATTTTTTATTTATTTAGAATGGCATATCATCATCATCACCAATACTTGCAATTTTCTCTGCATTTGTTTTTGGTTTTGATGTTTTAGGCTCTTCTTTTGGAACGCCTACTTTTTTTGACCATTCATCGTCACTTAAAATTTCTGGTTCAGAACCTTCTTCTTCATATACTACATTACTAGGTGTTGTTGTTGTTTGTTCAGATTGTGTTGGTAATTTGTAATTGATATTACCTAGATTTGGTAGAATATCTTTTTCAATTACATCTAAATAAAACTGTTGATGTTTTTTGTGGTTTTTAATTTCAACTTCTTCACCATCAACAGTTTTCTTAATCATTGTTGGTGGAACATCAGTTTTGAAATCATATTTCCAAGATGCTTTTGTTTTATCTTCACCACCATCTTTTGGTGCTGCAAATCTAAAAAAGTCTTTTGAACCACTAACCCAGTCTTTATCATGTCTTAATGTAAGATTGAAGTTAATTTCTGTTTTACCGTTTTTTTGTGATTCATTTTTAATAATAGATAGTTTAATTAAACCATATGTTTTAATATTAGCTAAACTATTTAACATTGTACTTACCATACTGTTTACTCTACCTTCATTGTTTGTAAATGGTAATTGTAGTATATAATTTTCATTATCATCATCTGTAAATGAAAATTTAACATTTGGTGCTGGAATAATCTTTCCTGTTGAATCTTTGTAAGTTGCTTCCGTATCAACTTTAATATCAAGTAGATAACCATGAAATGGTAGTGGATAGTTAGTAGCATTTTTCATTAAGATAGGTACATATTTACCATCTATTTTTTCTGACAATTGGAAGAATTTTCCAAGGATAGTATCTCCTTGTTTTTCGGAGATAACTTTTAACCATTTTACTGGTTTTGCGGTGTTTTGTGTTTCAAATCCCATAATTTTAATTTAATTTTGATTTATTTTTATTCACTATTAGTTTACTATAACAAAGGTAACGTTAAAATTAATATAAACAAATATTTTGTTTACTTATTTATTATAAATAGTCAAAAAATATTATTTAACTACATTCAATAATGAAAATTATACAAATGTAATAATAGCACTTAATAAAATAGAACATTTAAAAACAATGAAAATTATTAATGATTTAGAAGAAATTATATTAAATGTAAGTAGTTATAAATTTATTTCAGATACAGAAATGAAAATTGAACTTTTATATGCAACTGTTGTTCCTAAATTTTTCATATTATTTATTTTAAAATTTCACTTATTAAATTATATCTTTCATTATTTAATGTTGTTAACATTATTCCTTGTGGAGTGAAATCACCACCAGATAACAAACTTTGTATTATTGAAGGTGATGCACCGCTAACCAATGCTACATCTTTTGATTTTGTTGTAGTTGGTATATTTCCTACTCTACCATTAACATTCCAGAAACATAATTTAGGTGCAATATAACCTTTTTCATTAAACTTTATATTTATATCATCATAAATGAAATTATTTCTAGTACATTCATTAAATTCCATATCTGAAATAATTAATAATGTTGTAGGTAAATCTTCTTGTTTTACATTTTGTGCGATAGCATAATCTAATATTAAATTATAAGTTTTTTCAATATCAGTTGAACCTCCCCAGTGTGCATTAATTAATGAATTAAATTTTTCTATAATATCACCTTTTAGATGTTCAATAGTTGGTGTTGTACTGAATGTTAATACAGTATCTTTAAAAGCACTATTATTACGTTCAGAAAGATATACTCCTAATGATATTGATATATCCATAGGTAAGCCGTTCATTGAACCAGATACATCACATACAGGTAGAAATGATTCTTTACTATCTTTAATGTAATTAGGTAAATTTTCCCATTGTACTTTAATGGCATCTAATTCATTAGTGTTATAATTACTTTCTTTATATTTTTGATATAATTGATATGGGAATATTGCTGATGCATTAACCTTTACTTCACCATTTTTAGCTGCTTCAATAAAAGCACTAAATCTTGTTTCATCAAATTTATAGAATACTTTTGAGTTTCTTTTAAAAGAAAGTGATGGAACTTGTGAATAATTTATTGAATCAAAGTTTTTTGAACATATTTTTTGTTCAATACCATTTTTTGATAATTCAACTAATATTTTTCTTAATTCCTTTGGGGTTGTAGATAATTCTTTAAATAAGTTATTAAATACAGGTCCTTTTCTTGGTAACCATTTTGCTAATAATATATTTTTTTCGTCTATTAATTGTTTACGAATATATTTAAAATCAATATTTTTTAAATTTTCATCTTTAATATAATCTTTCCAATAACCATATTCTGGTATTAGAACACTTATTTTTTTATATAAATCATTATTAATGATTGAAATGTGATTTAATATGATATTAAAAAATCTTCTTTCACCAATACCACCTCTAATATCTCTTGACCAGAATAATAATTTCATCGCTAAAATATTATCAGATGCATAAGCTTCATCAAATAAATTTGTTATATCTCTTTCTGAGATGTTTCTAGATGCTCCTGCGATAAAAAATAAATCAACTAATTTATCAGTTGAAGATTTTAATGTTAAAGCACCGTTATTAGTTGTTGTAACGTTTGTAAGAAAATTTTTCATAATATATTTTTTTTTATAATTTTTTGTTAAATAAAAAAATAAACTAACAACCAGGTTTCATTTTTTTTCTTAGCATAGAGAGTTTGATTGCTGAAAAAACCTTTTGTTATTAGTTTATTTTACTTTTATATTAATTAACAGATTGTGGTTTATATATCCATTTATATGTTTGAGTTGCAGAATACAACCTTTAATAATTAATATAAAACAAATGTAAATAATAAAATTAATAAATCCAAATATATTTCATTATTTATTTTAACCTATAATATCTTTTTTAACCATAAAGTAAAGACTTTTAAATTTCATAATTGATTTTCTAATATCTTTTGTATCAAGTCTTGTTTGTTCTTTAAGAATATAGAATATTTTATTTTTGGTGTAAATGTTTGATGTTTTTTGTTTTTTAAGTTTACCTCTTTTGGTGTACTCTAATTTTTCATCATTTTCTTCATAGAAGAAGTATTCATAATTCATTAAAATAAGTATTATTGATTCTGCTACTTTAACATCATCATCTCTTAATGATTTATTAGTTTTAATTTCCTTTTTAAGAGCCTCTACGGTGTTATTAACAATTTTATCTAGTACATCAGCTTCACTAAACATATTGTCGTCTATATACGCTTTATCTTTGATTTGTTGTTCAATATAATCTAAGTTATATTGTCCGATATCATCATTAATAGATTCTTTTTTATTTGCTTGTAATGAATGTGTTTTGTAATAATTATTACAAATAGTACCTAGATATGAGAATGCTTTAACATTTTTACCATCCTTTCCTATTTTTGTATAGTCAAATCCTTGAATTGCATTATATACTTGTATGTATGCTCTTGCTTCTAATTCATCTATACCACAGCTACCTACGTATCTAGGATATTTTTGAAGTAAACCTTTTACTAATTTTTCAATAGGTTCGTGAAGGTATTTTGTATATATGTAATTTTTTTCATCAGTATTTGTTGATGATAAATATTCGATAACAGCTTTTTCTTCTTTTTCTCCGAAGTAATTTTCTTTATCAGGTTTTTTTGTTTTGGACATTTATATAGTAATCATATAAAAAAAATTAGGTTAAAAAATACTTTAAAACTATATTTTATTTAAAATAATTTAAAAATATTTAAAAATGTTGAAACAATAATGTAAAATTAATTTAAAATAATTAAAAGTATTATTTTCTTTTTTAATGTATCTAAAAATAAGTAAAATAATTGAATAATCCTAATAATAATCCAATTATTTTACTTATATATTTATATTTAACTTAAAACGTATTCTACTTTTCTTTCGTCAGTAAAATAATATTCATTTTTCGCTGTTTCATACCAGAATGTAACTTCTTCTTGTGTAATACCACGTTTATTTAGTGTATCTAAATAAGAACCTTCTCTATTATTTCTATGTAGTAACCCAATTTTAGGTATTGTAAAAATAATTTGGTCATTAAATGTTGCTCTTAGTAAATATTCATATATAAAACTAATACTTAATGATTTTTTAAATCCATTAATAATATTAAAATCTTCTGTTTTGTACATACCACCTGTAACCATTAGTAATGTTAATTTATCTAACATTTTATTTGTAATTACACCAATTTTACCATCTTGATAAAAACCTTTTGAGAATGGTTCTGTATCAGTAAATTTCATAAAATTATCTTTATTATCGGTCTCTACAATAATAGGTAAAAATAATGATACATTTGTATACGCTTTTGAATATAAATTATAATTTTTTAAAGCATTATCACTTAATTCATCATCAAGTTCAAGTGGTATAAAATATTCTGTATCGCATTTTTCTTTTGCGAAGAAATTAATTTGTGAACTATAATCAGTATCACCTTTATTGATAATAACATTTAGGTTATATTTTTTTACTAAATCATTAATATCGTATTCTTTTAATTCTTTTGTGATAACAATATTAATTGAATTTGGTGCAAATTTATTTTTATCAATTGATTCTAATGCTTTTTCAAGAAAAACTTTATCATCTTTTGTAAGTTCATTAATTGGGATTACAATTGAGATATTTTCTAAAATTTCTTTCATTTTGTATATTTATTTTATTATTTATTTTATTAGTTTTATTATACAGTTTCAGTTGGTTTAACTGGTTCAAGGTATCTGTTAAACTCATTAACTCTTTTATTAAAAAAGTATTGATAAGTTTCTTCAATTGATTTGTTTGAATTTTCAATACTATATTTTGAAGCAGTTTGTTTCATTTCATCATAGAATGAATCTTCAATTTTATCTTGAATAAAATCTTCAACAAAATTTGCAATTAATGTTGGCATTTGAAGGATATCATTTGTCCAATAACCATTTTTTTCTGTAATATATTCTGGTCTTAAATCAGGAATAAACCCAATTGGTACTGAACCACATTTCATTGCTTCGATTGGGGTTGTACCAAGACTAGCAATTCTATCAATCCATAATGTTGCAGCTGATTTTGACATTTTCTCAGCAAATTCTGTTCTTTTTGTTGGTCTTAAATCTTCAAAAGAAACAAATCTATAATGTGGATATTTAAGATAGAACATTTTTAAAACCTTACTAGCTTCTTGTGGGTTTCTAGCAAGGAAAGAAATAATTAAATCTTTTGGTTTGTTAGAACTTTTGAAATATTCAGGGATACCTATTGTGTAATTTTTTACATCATAGTTTTGTGACATATTTGTTTTAACAAATTCAGTTAAATTTTCATTTGTTGTAATTACATTAACAATACCGTATTTATCACCCCATTGTTCACCAGGCATTAAACCTTTTAATCCATTTTCATATGATTGTAATAAAACTACTTTACCACAATTTAATTGTGTAATTTGTTCCATTACATTTGTGAAAATTTCAGGGATAATTAAAAAATCTTCAACAGAAATATTGAAATTAGCTTTTGATGAAACATGTGGTAACACTTTTAAATCATCATCTAACCATTCTGGTACAGTATATTCATCGGTATCGGTTAAAATTTTTGCATCATATCCTAAACCTTTAAGTACTTTAACATGGTTATAAATTTCAATAACAGATGCACAAGCAGCATCAGGTTGAATCATAAAGAACATTATTTTAAAATTTTTATTTAAAATATTTTCTTTTGATAATTTAATTTTTTCTAATTTTTCATTTAATTCACTCATTTTTTATTTATTTTAATAATTTAATTATAATTTTAGGTAAATCTTTAATTTCTCTAATTGTGAAATCTGTAACAATATTTTTATTGTATTCCATATCTAATTTTACAACTACCATACCATCTTTTTTAAGTGACAGTATTTCTGGATTACTTGATAACAATATAGAACAATTTTCTGTAATTTCCAAATTATTTTTAAAGAATTTTATTTCATCTGCCTGAATGACATGTTTTGCTAAAAAATATAAGGTTGTTGGTTGTGCTTTATGTTGTTCATTAGCACATAACCTTACAATATAACCTTCATTATTTAAGAAATATTTAACTTTATTATAATCTTGTGAACATCCTTGATAACATTCTGTTGCCATACCTAGCAATTCAAATTGATTTTCTAGATGTAGAAATTCTTCTTCCTCTTTTTTATTAAAAAAATATTTACTAATATCATAAGGATTTAAATCAGTTATTTTATCTCTATCTGGATATGTTTGTTCATATAAAGATAAAAATGTATTTGAATAATCTCTTAATACATCATCAATACAAATATTAATTATTTTTTGTTCCATATTTACCCTTTTAATATTTTTTTAGTTGAATGTTGATTATTTTTACTACCATTATATAATGTTTCTTTATATTCTTCATATCTTTGTGTTAATTTTATTAAGAACGGTGAACGCATTATATCTTCAATTGTAAATTTAAAATTATATGTATCACTTAAACCTTCAATCATTTCAATATATTCAAATAACCTAACATCCTGTCTTTTAATATCATGCTGTGAAATATCTCCACTAATAATTAAACGTGAATTTTTGCCCAATCTACATGTAACTAACATTAATCCTTGAACATCTAAGTTTTGTGCTTCATCTAATATAATTAATGAATTATCGAATGTAGAACCACGCATAAAACTAATTGCTTTAAATTCAATTAATCCACTATTTTTTAAAAAATCAATAGTTTCTTTATCTAGTATTTTTTCAAAATTTTGATAAAATGAATCTAAAAATGGCATTATTTTATCGTCTAAACTCCCTTTTAAATAACCTAAGTCATTGGATGCTTGTACAATAGGTTTTGTTAAAATTATTTTATTAATTTTTCCATCAATCAACAATTTAAGTCCTGCATAAGCACTACAAATTGTTTTTGCCGTACCAGCTGGTCCTGTTATAGTTGTTAATATATTATTTTCAATAATTTTTATTAATTCTTCTTGTTTTTTTGTTAATTGAAAAGGTGATTTTTGTAAATCTTCTTTTGTAATTATTTGATTTATTTTTATTTCCTTATTATTTTTCTTTGTTGAAGAAAAATTTATTTCATTTTCTTCTTCAAGAATATATGTTGGTTTTTTAGTTCTACTTTTACTCGGTCTTGTACCCATTTTATTTATTATAATAAAAATTAAAAATTAGTTAATTACTTCTGCTGATGGTTGTTCTTCTATTCCCTGTTGTTGTTTTATGTAATTATCAATCATTGTTCTGAATTGTTTTTCTTGTTTTTTCTTTGCTTCAACAGTTTTTTGTCTGAAACTGGCTGCTTTTTTCGCATGGGATTTTCTATTTTTTGAGACTGGCATTTTATTTAATTGTTATTATTTTATTCTTAATTAGTGTGTTAATCATTAGTGTTGTTGTGATAGGCATTTCATCATTATCATTAATATCTGTTTCATCAACAAAATTTTCATCATTTAAAACCATCATAATGATATTACTTAATATATCACTTGTTTTACCTGATGTATCAGTTGTCATTAATTCACTTTGTACCTTTGCTAATTGTTTTAAATTGATTTCCATAATAAAAATATTTATTTAATACAATACTAATTAAAAAAAATAACATTTCCTAATATAATCATATTTTTATTTTAATGTAATTTCACTATATCTAAATGTATTTTTACATCTATTTAAGTATAAAGTATATTATGTCAATTATTTCAGATAAAAAATCAGTTTTGGATTCAGTTGTATCGATAAATTCTTTATCTGATAGTTTATCTACATTAAATAAATTAGATTTTTTAGATTCTTTTAATTCAGATGTTGATTTAAACACAAAAGATGTTATCCCTTTTTTTATATCATTATTAACTACATTGGAGGGTGTTGAAAATACTAAAAATTTAATTAATAATATTATTCAAAAAAGTAGTGTTGAGTTTAATAAAATTATAAAAGAACAATTAAAAAACCAAGTTTTATCTATTAATAATAGTAAATTAGAACCTATTACTATAAATATTTCTCAAATTGACCCAAATGGTAATTTAAAAATTAGGGATAATAATAATATTGTTTTTACTGAAAATAAATTAATAGGTGGTCAAATATATAATTCTATTATTGATTTTTTAGATAATAATACAGCTAGTGATACTTTTTATAATTATTCATTCACAGGTAGTACTGGTAATGTTTTATTAACACCTGTAATTAGCACTGATACACAAATTAATTTATTAAATAAAATTATTGATAATACTAATTTTATTTCTAGTAAAATAATTGTTAGTGAGGTATTACAATTATTGTTTGGTAGTAATTATAAATTAATGGGTAGTACTCAAAATCAAATATTAAAAAATGAAACTACTAATCTTATTTTAAATAAAGCTATTGATAATGAAGATATTAATAATGAAATATTTAATCTAAATGATAATGATTTAAAAAATTTACAATCATCTATTGATAAAGCTAATAAAGGTAATTTGATTGATGTTGATTGTTCTTATGGTGAAGTTACTCTTTCAAAAGATGAAATTAATAATATAATCAACTCTACTAATCCTATTGATTCAATTAGTACATCATTAAATAATAATATTAATGATTCTGATAATAATGTTAAATATAGTGATGATAGCAATAAACAAAAAAGACAAGAGTTTTTAAATAATAATAAAACTTTATCAAAGTTTAAGAATAAATCTGCTATGCAAAGTAAATTAACATCTGATATTGTTAAGTCTGTTAGTTTTATTATAGTTAAAAACTCAATACTATCATCACAATTCTTAATGATTCAAAATATTATTGATTGTTATAGTAAAGGTATTACTATTTCTTCATCACCTAACACTGACCAGGAGATTATTAAAAATAATAAAAATATATTGGTTTGTATTATTAAAGCTTTAAAAAATAAATTTACAACATTAATATATAACGAATTAATTAAATTAATTAAAAAGAAAATATTACCAGTAGTTACATCTATTGTTGCTGAAAAATTAAAAGCTTATGTTAATCAATTAACATCATTGGTTGGTTATTAATCAAAATAATAAATATTTTGATAATTAATTTTATTTGATTCAATATCAAGTTTACAATCAATTAATTTAATTATTTTGCTATCAAAAATAATGAAAATATATTCATAATTATAACTAATAATTTCAAAACCGTAATTATTAATAATTGTAAAATTAAATAAATTATTATTAGGTAATTCACTAAAATTAATTTTGTAAATTAAATTATTGACTAATATATTACCTGTTTTTAAACTCATTTAATAATATTATCTCGTTTAATTATTTGTTCTATTAGAATATTAATTAATTCTTTTGCTGAACTATCAATAGTACCGAAATTTTCAATATCTTTAATTAATTTAGTTGTTGATATTAATTTAATTTCAGTACTATTTTTTAATTTAATTTTCATTTAATTAAATAGGTATTTTAACCATACTATAATCACTGCTAGTAGTTACAGGAACTATTGTACCAGTTATTCCAGTAAAATATCTAGTGCTATCAACCATAATATTATATACATTGCCTAATGTTAATCCACTATATTGTAATGTATTAAAATCTACTGTTAAATCAAATATATTATCACCTGATATATAAGGTGTAGTACCACTAGCTAAAACATTTGTAAATGTTGTATCAGTTAAATCAGCAAATTTAAAAGTAAATATACCATTCTCATTAGGTATTTGTTTACCTATTGACCATTCAAAAGTAAATGGATTAGTTGTAATTGTATAAATTGCAGTTGTACTATTATCAACATAATAAGCTGTAATAATATCATTAGTTGTTATTATACTATTAATAATAATTTTATTACTTACTAATGTTGATAAATTATAGTCAGTTGTTGGTGATAATATAATACCATTTAGTACAATTTGTACCCTACTTGTATCAACAATATTTGTATTATCTGAAAAGAAAACATATTTATTTATACTAGTATCATATAATATTTTTTCACCAGGTGTTTGTGTTGTACCTGTTGATATTGTGTAATTAATTATTTCACTTTCACTAACCATTTCAGATGCTAAACTATTAATAACATAAGAAACAGTTATAATATCTGTTGTGATTGTTGGTACAGCAATATAATAAAATCTATCAGTTAATGTTGAAATAACATTTGTTACACCACTATATTCAACATCTTTAACTAGTGTAACACCATTTAATGCTAATGTAATATCACCATTGGGTATATATGTTAGTATTATATTACTATTAATATCTGGTGAAAATGTTTCACTAATATATGTACCTAATACACTTACATTACTATTAGGTGTTAAATTTAATAAAGAAGGTTTTTCAGGTGACTTAACAGTAACAAAATACCAATCTTCTGATGAATCATATATTTTATAAGGGAAATTTGATGAATTGTAATCTAATTCTGTTGAGTAAGTTGTACCAGTATAATTTTTATATAAACTATTATCATAATAAAACTCATATTTATCTTTATTTTTACTATAATCAATTAATGAAAATACATTATATGGTTCATTGTTAGTATAAAAATCAATTGTTTCACCTGTTGTAGTGTTTTTATTATATGTATAATATGATTTAATTAAATATTCCGTATCACCAGTTAATGAACTGTTATTTATAATATCAGTATATAAATTAGTTCCACCACTAAAATAAGTATGTGGTACAGTTTTATTATAAACTGATGTAGTATTAAATTCACTTGTATTATTATTATAATTAAATAATTTATAATTAAAAATACCATAATCAGTAGTACCTGTTAATGATTCAGTATTCCCAGTAAAAATGAATGATAAAGTTTTGCCAGTTGTAGTTGTATCGATATAATACACACTATTATTTGTAGGTAATGAACCTATTTTTGTTGCACCTGACATAGTAAATGAAGGTACATCAAAACTAAATAATGATGTTGTCCATCTATCTTTTGGTTTAATAGTTTGTGATACTTTTATTAATAAATTACTAGTATTTGTTGAAGCACCATCTGTACCAGTAAAATTAACAACACCTAATGATTTAAATATATATGTTTTATTAACTATCGGTTCATTGAAGGTTATACCAATTTGTTTTACATTATTTAACGATGTTTCAGTAAAAATAGGTTGATTACTACTAAATTCAGAACTATCATCAATACCATGTTTGTATGTAAATTTTTGTTCAGTAAATATAGTATTTCTAACTTTCATCCCATCCTCGGCAAGAATTGTTGTTGCAGGGATTAATTGAAACATAAAGTTTTGATATTGATTTTGAAATTTCTTTATATAATTAAATATCTTTCTAATATCATATTGTTTTGATAATAAACCATTTTCAGTATAACTTCTTAATAAATAATCTTCATATAATTTATATAATGAAGGGTAATTTATACCATTACTAGCTTCAATAACTTTTCTATTTTGAACATTAACAAATTTAGTGTATATATCAAAAATATATTCATTAAATGTTAAATCAGATGCATTAAATATATTTGATAATCTATCTGGATATGGTGGTGTTGTTCTACCTGTTGAAGAAACTGGATAATTGTGTTTAAAGTTATAATCATAAACATCACATTCAATCGCTTTGATTGGGTCAACAAAAATACCGATTTCTTTTGTATTAATAATTAATTTACTACTATCAACACTATAATTTGTTTCAGTATTAGTAAAATCATCATAATGTGTTGTTTTTCCTGTTGAATATACCCAAGATTTTCTATTATCAATAGTTTTATGTATATTAAACCCTAATTTTCTATATACATCTAAATAACTTTGACCAAAATCTGTATCACCAGATATTTGGAAGTAATAATTACTAATTTCATTTGATGCAACAGGATATCCTTCACTATCATATGGTAATGTAGTTAATTCTTCATTTAACGGATATATTAAATCAGGTAATGAAGTATCATTAGGGTTTATTTTACCATCAACAGTATAAACGTACTCATTTACTTCAATAAAGCAGTCAGGTAGTCCTATTAATGCGAAAATCGCTTCAATTGCTTTTCTTGTACCTTTCGATTTAAATAAATAATTTGTATTTAATAATATTCTTCTCCAAAATTCAATATCTAACTCATTTGCTGATAAAGAATTGTTTACACCTTGTATATCTTTACTAAAAATAGAATTAAATAAATCATCAGTTTCTAATGTATTGAAAGTTTTCCAACCTAATGTTTGTGCTAAATTTTTTATAAATAAGTCAGGTGTATTTTCAACTTTATCATAAGAAATAGTATTAACAAAAGCTATACCATCAATAAATTTCTTGATTTCATCAACTTCTCTACCTAATATTCTACTTATTTGTTTTGATTTATTAAAGACTGTTGTATCAGTGTTTATAACTGATGTAGGTACTAACATTCTATAAATAATGTCAGTTTTAAAATCATCATATGTAGTTGATAATGAAGTTAAATCATTTAAATATGTTTTAAATGAACTATTATCAATATCAATATTATATCCATCACTTGTTGTCCATGTATAATTTTTTTCATTATAAATTATAATATCTTCATCTTCATTAATAATAGGTACTTTTACTGAAATAGTAAATTTAGGTGTACTGTCACTATTAATTAAATATTTTTCAAAATCATCTAATTTATTATAGAAATAAGCATATTGTGTTTCATTTGGTTTTATATGAAACGATGTTGATAATGTTCCACCAGATGCACTTGGAAATGGATTACCTTTAACAGTAAAATAAAGTGTAGTTTGATTACTATTCGTTAAACCAGTATAATTTAATACAGAATATTCAATATTTGTATCAATATTTAATAGATTATACTTTAAATATTGTTGAGATAGTAATTTAATATCATCAGTTATAGTATCACTAATAATATTATTAGTTAAATCTAATAAAAATTTGTTTTCAACTAAAAATAATGGGATACTGAAACTAGTTATATCATCATATTTATTATAAACGTAATTATTTATTGTATTATAATTATTGCCGTTATTATATTTATTAATAAATAATGAACCACACCAATTTAATATGATATTATCAACTGATG